TACGGTAGGCGCTGCGCTTGACCCTGCTGCACTTTTGGCCCCATAGTAACTAGAAGCGCCTGCTGCTGCTCCGGTTAGCAGAGACTGCCCCACGCTGCCTGCAGTGCGGGATAGGAACGAAGCATTGTTAAAACCCATGTCCGCTTCCCAATCTTTTATCTGTGCCTGCCTGTTACCTGTCCATGTAGCTAATTCTTTATCATATTCTAATTCCCCCATGTCATCTGCATACCTGTTGAGATTCCCCTCCAGAAGCGCCAGGGCTGAGCCTGAACTCGGATCTACGTTTCCCCCGGTAATCAAGTTCATGTTTGTCCCCGCAGCTGATATGTAGGCCCGCTTTGTTTTAGTTTTGTCTCTATCCGCCGCCTGTCTCGCGATCTCAGTCTGCTTACGCAGTAGCGCGGCTTCCTGGTCACTCGCCATCGCATTCTTTTTAGCTACGTCTGATGCGTACTCTTGCTGGCGTCTGTTACTCTCAGAAGACGCGTAGACGGATATAGCTGATATTAACGCAAATAGTGCAAACCCCATTATAACTCCTTCGCTAATTCTACGTCGTATACAGACGCTAAAATGGTCATTGGCCCTGGGCTATCCGCCCTTATCGTGAAACCCCATTCATCTGTGAATCCTGTGTCTATGTCGGTTCTCACATCTTCCATCTCAACATATCGAGGAGCAACCGGGTCAGCTAAATCATGCGCCAGTATCTCCTGTAAATCATCTACACTGTCTGATCTTCCTGCCTTCACCCCAGTGGACTTATGCAGCCTGAGTTTAGCTGCACTCACTTTAGCAATTCTTGTTAATGTTGTGTCCGCTGCTGACGCTACTTCAGGCCTTACTGGCTTTACATCTGATATCATTCTTAAACCTAAACACCCCACATCGGCTGCAGTGTCTAAGATAACCGTGCCCGCTGCTCCTACCACCTTCTCTGCTTGCTCCACCCCGTCAGCCCATATTCTTACTGTTGCGCCAATAAGGTGGGGAGCTACGGCTGTGAGTGTTGATCTTCTCACTGCCCACAGCCCACCTGTTAAAGTTGTGCCTGCAAAATCTGCAGTAACTACCCCCGTGACTTGTGTAGCGCTATCAACAGTTGTTATAGTCATGCTACCTGTTGGCCCCCACGCTACTTCCCCCGCATCAGTTGCCTCAAAAAACGTGGTGGCTGTGGTGAGTGTAACAGCTGCGCCAGTGACTGCCGAAAGCGTACCATCTAACGCTGTTGTCAACGCAGCCCCGTCAAACTTCACCCCGGAGTCAACAAAGAAAGCTTTAGTTAAGTCTGTCTCTCGGATGTAGTAATTTTCCATTCTTTCAATAGTTCTTACAGGTGTAGCGGAGCCGGGTAATAATCTTTTGATAACTGCGTGAACCCTGTCGTACCCCTCACCCGGAACGCAGCATATGTGTTCAATTACGTCAGGAACAAAAGTTCCAGCAATAGTGCTTCCCGTTGTGTGGTGATGCCACGCCACAACCTCATGCTCTCGCATATATGTCATGCCCAGCATCGTTCCATCGTCCAGCACCATCCATACAATAGAGAAAGGTTTGAGCTGGTAGCACCAAGATACTATGCTTTTTCCATCTAACAGGTGACTCGCTCGGATGGAAAGATCCGGCAGGTTATATTTATCTGTGGAAAAGTTGTACACCATCTCCCGCACTACGTCACCGCCACGCTCCACAAACAGCAGAGCGTCCCCAGTAACAAGCGCCGGGATACTTTCACTTCCGTGCCCTCCCTGGCGTGTGAACTGCGTAGCATTGGCGGGGGTTATAGGCTCATCCGTTTTTCCTACGGACCACTCGTACCCTGTTGTGCCTACCATTAAAGCTCTGTCGCCCTCCACCCATTGAATACCATCAGCTTGGTTAGCCGCCAGTGTCACTTCAATAGCATCGCTGTCAGAGGGTGGCACTGATGCGCTAAGACTTTCAAAAAGTGCAGCAGGTGATATGTTAAGCGTGAAAGGTTTGCTGATAGGAGCTGCCCACCCCACACGCTGATCTACTAAATAAACTAAACTGGGGTAGTTATTTGGCCCATCAAACGGATCATTAGCTGACGGAGGTGAGTCTTCTGAGTCTGGTACAATATTATCGTCATCAAACAGCAGCGCGTCTGTCAGCTGCCAACGTGTAGGTACTAATGTCTTTATAGTGAAGGTTACTGCTCCTGTTGTGTCAGACACAAATATAAGAGGGATGCCCTCAGCAGCTGTCCCAAACACTGGCGATAACCCTGTGCCAGCTTCAATAGTGCCTGTCCCCTCCATCATCATTACATATGTATGACCGTCGATGAGGTTCACAGCCTCCGTAGCTTGTGGTGTGCTCCCCGCAAACATGTTTGCAGCTGGTTGAGTTGTGCCTATGTACCCAAAAATCCCTGACTCGTACCTGTACACCCTGTACTCTAAAGGCGCTACAGCATTTGCCCACCATGTTATTGTATTATAATTACCATCAACTGAGTTGAGTACTGACGTGGTTATGTTTGACTCCGCGCTTGGAATGCTCTCCTCTGCGTCTGTAGCGTCAACCGCTGTCACTTTGTACCTGTAACTCCTCTGGTTTGTTGTGGGTATCCCCACCTCACTTGTAATAGCTAAACCTGTAGGGATTGGTGTGTCCGGTAGGAAGTCAATGTCCTCCGGTGTCCAGTCATTATCGTCTGCTCGTGTAAGCTTTGCAGGTGGGTCTAAAGGTGATGCGGTGTATACCACATCCGCAGACTGTTTGTGTCTTAGGTCTGGGATCTTCGCACTGGTATAGTGAGTTGTTACTTCATAGTCCCCCCCACCGCTTTGAACCAGTGCATCTTCTTTCCACACACGTATTGTATTGTGATAATACTCTAGCACCCTTGACTCTGACGTAGAGAACACGAAAGGCTCCACCCGGACATTGTTTGTCATCGTCTGATCGCCTGACATCCCTAAATACATCCAGCCTGGCCTGCGTGTAGCTGCGCCCTGTGCTATGCACACAGCGTCTTTAAGGCTGGTGCACCCAGCTTGATAGTGTGGCTGGTTAGGGTTAGCCATCATAAGATCAGAAATCTCACCACCAACAAAGGATAGATTAGCTGTTGTCATATGTTATGCTTCCGATCCATATATTTCATCATTAACCTGCCCTGGATACTGACGCGAAGCCAATATAGTGTTTGTTCTGTTGGGGTCTTGCTGCCTCTCGGAGCTCTCTGATACGTCTGCACGGATCGCTCTGTCTAAGTAGTAGAGGTAGAGCTTTTCCATTAGAGGTATTTTATCCATCTTAGACAGGGGTGAAGCTATCTCAGCCCCCAACGACATAGCACACGCTTTCAAAAACAGAGCGGGTGCGGCGTCTAAGTCGGCCTCAAAGTAGACAGTGTACCTGGCATAGCAAGGAGTCGCGTCTGTATACACCACGTTCCCTCTTACTGACTCAAAGTTTATCTCTGGTGTTTTTAAGTCCTCCTCCTGTCTGATGTCGAAAAGCTTTACTTTCTCCACGGGGAGCTGGTAAGAGTACGTATAACCAAAAGGGGGAGATGTTGCGTTCAGAGACAGTGTATTCCACACCGTTGCAAAGCTGAAGGGGTGTTCCGCTAATACTTCCTTCACCACCCCAACCACTGCAGCATTACAACGTGCTGCGGGTCTGCTGCCCTGCTGGGTAAGAGACATAATCTCTTCAACCCCTAACTGTCTTAATGCTTTATTAGATATCTTTAAGAGTGACATGCTGCCTCACTTTTTAGATTTGTGATTTTTTCTCTGGCTGTTTCTTAAACATTGATTTCTCTGGCTGTTTCTTAAACATTGATTTCTCTGGCTGTTTCTTAAACATTGATTTCTTTAGCTCCGGCTTCTTTTCCACAGGTTTAATAACTTCACTCCAACAAGCCGCATTCTCTAACCCAGTTGTTCCATCTTTTTTAACAGGGAAAGGTTTGACATCTCCCAGCTTTACGAGCCTACCATTGTAAGTGGTATCGCCGACGACTTTATAATATTTTTGTTCCATAGCTTTCTCCTTTAAAATATATCTGGGGCATCTCTACCCCAGATATTATGATTACTATTTATACCTACCTTAGTTGGCAAGGTATTCTAGGTAACAGTCAAACAGGTCGGCAGTGGTTATAGCTGCGTCATTCACCGCGATGTGCGGCAGTATCCATTTATCAACACCACGAGGTACGAGAACAGTCACGATCTCCTCGCCTGCTTCAAATACCTTCTCTGCAGCGTACGTTTTTACAACAGTTACTGCCGGGTCAATAGCTGCGTAAGCATCAGAAACCGCATCGTCTGAACTCTCCAGGAGGGTTATAGTTACTGTGGTATTGATGGCTAACGTGGTAGCTGTCGCCATCTTAAAGGTTACAGCGAGTCTACCTTCTGCTCCGCCAACCCTCAACCCGTTTTGACAATCCGCGTTAGTGTCATCAGGAACTGCCTGACCGTCTGAAAAATACTGACTTGCAAATACTATTTTATGGTCGTACATTGTTTTTCTCCTTATTAACTTATTTATTTTGCGTTAACACTTCAAATTAACTTCTTACTACTTCATGCTAAATGGTAGTTGTATATGCTTCAGTACCATCTTTAATATTGTAAGAAGTTATGATCGGAATGTTATTCCAGTAGTCAATGATCCGGTTGTACTTTGTATCCATCACGTTCATCTGGAGCGCGCTTGCTGTAAGTGCCTCAGTTACACCTGCGATTGTGGTTATCCCAGCCTGTACCGAGCTGGCTTTAAAACCATTTATCGCCAAAGCTTTACATTTAGGATGCATTAAAATCATTGTAGTCTCAGGACGCGCTCTCACATCCGACAGGAGATTGTCAATCTCAATAGCAGTAGGGAGATTGGAAGCGTCGATGTTAGCGATGACTCCTACAGATTTAGTGGAAAGATTCTGCCAACCAAATCTACCCTTCAAAGTAACACCATAACCGAGTACGCCGGTTTTGCTTCGCAGGTGATACCGTGCTCCGTTGTTGATGAGTGCTCTTTTTAACAGAGACCCCTGTACAAACCCGGTAGGATCAAACAAGCCTGCGTTCTCACCAGCTGCCATGCGCACAATCACAATGGAGTATGTGGTAGCCGCAGTACTTCCTGCGTTCACTGCGTTACCGTCAGCCAGAGCTTTAGCGAACCAATTATCATAATACAGTTTGGCTTCGGTGTCCATTCCGGCCTGTTTGAGAATAAGAGGCTCCTTTTTAGCGAAGTATGCTGCGGCTCCACCAAACTGATCCACTGTATCCTCTGCCTGCTCCATCTCACCACCGAGAACGGTGAGGTCTGTTTTAATCAGAGTAGATGATACGTTCATGTTTGAAAGTGCTTCATCGGCATCTGTCCACCCTGCTCCGGTGATGTCACTAACTTTTTCACCCATGTTCCACAGGTTATGACTGGCGGGTTCCCACCTGCAACGCTCCAGAATTGGAGTCTCTTCGGTGAGATCATCCACCATCTCAGCTGCCTGTTTCTTTGCAAACTTATTTGCTATTTCTTTTAAATTGTATGTAGTTGCCACTGTTACTTCTCCTTGTTAATTTTTTACTGTTAGGCTCTTACTACTGCGGCCCCGCATCGTCCATCAGTTTCTGATACGCGTCTTTAGTAGAGAGCGGTTCAGGTTCAGCTCCGCCTGGTCTTTGTCGGCCCAAGCTGTCCTCACCTATTGATTGTCCAATTACATATAATGCTTCGATAAACATGGGATCATTTAACGCGCCATTGGCTTTCATTGCTGGTGCTAACCTTCCGTCCATCATTCTGTCCAGTGCTGCCAGCGTTTCAAAGCCCTTCGTGCGGTTTGGCTCCATGTTACTGCCCCATCTGTCTTTCAGCTCTGCGGTGCCCTGCTCAATCAACTGAGTCCGCGCTTCAGCTAGCCTTTTCGTCTGCCAGGTAAGCTGCTCCTGTGCCTGCTCCGGGGCTATGCCTTGTTTAAGACAGAACTCTTTGTATTGGTTAAGAACGCCGCCATCTTCAACAGTGTTCATGTCTACGCCTTCTGCGTTGATTCCGAGATCCAGTTTGTAGTCATCAGTACTTTTTGCCTGTGTGTACTTCGCACCTTTGTCAATCGCATCCATCGCGTCTTCCACAGATGTAAAGCTGCCAAGCTTCTCGTGCATTTCTTCCGGTAGATCTGCATACCACTTGGTATCTGCTTCTACTGCGTCTGCCGCTTTAACTGCTGCCTGTGATGCGGCTGCTGCTGTTGAGGCTGCTGTAACTTCAACACCGTCTGCTACTGCTGCAGGATCTACTACAGGTGCTGCTGCAAGTACGGCTGCATCAACTAATGCTTCATTGCCTAGTGCTGCGGCTCCGATATCTGCTGCGTCCGTAGACTTTGCATCTATCTGTGCGTTTAGGTCTGCCATTTTACTACTCCTTCTTTGTTGTTATTATTTATGTTTATGGTGTTATTAATTTTCTTCTTATTCTCATCATACGTTGGATATCATCATGTGTGTTAGGATGGGCAACGGCCAAATCGTCCAACAGCTCGTTACCTGCGTCTTTGAGAACTGTCTGCTGCGCCATCCTTGCATTCTTATCTGACCATGCCGGGTCAAATGTTCCTAACCGCTCCAGCCAGTAGCATACTACCCGTGCGCCCTCTGGTGTTTTAACAACATCATGTAAATCCGCATGGTAACTCTTTTCTCTCTCCTCTACTGTCTCCCCCGATGGGGTGTCACCAGGCAGCCCATAATCCTCCATAAATACTGTATTACTTTTAGCCATTATGCGTTCCCCTGTTGCCCTTCCATAATTTTCCCTGCTACCGTTCCCTGTGTGCTCACTCCGCCCATCTTGGACATCGCGTCTGCCCCTTCCATCGCTTGCTGATTCTGCATCTCTGCGGCTTCAGCAGCCTCGTCTTGCGCTGTTAGCTCCTCATACACTGAGTCATCGTTTACTATGCTTGCAGGAGCGCCTGATCCTTCTGCCAGCTCATCCAAAGCTTGTGGCAGGTTAACCTTATTAAGTATTGTAGGTTTAACTCCTGCAGCCATTTGTATGTCTACAATTCCCTTAACATCTGATAACACTACTCGTGTAGCCTCTGCGCCTACCTGCCTTAGTGATTTTGCAACCATTGAGGTGTACACTATCTCAATCTCTCCGGCTTCAACCAGCGCAGGAGGCGGCTCAGGGAATAGTCCCAGCCTATCTGCTCTGTTGTTCTCTCGTACTATTACACTGTCCAACACGCTTGGCTCGTACAAAGAAACTACCGGAGCGATCTGCTGCATCCTCTCTCTTTTTCTCTCCATGTACTCACCTAAAGTCATATCCTTGGGCCGCATCTCAGCGGGTAAATCATAGAATAAGTCAGCTTTTGTTACAGCTGCTATCCGTAGCATAACATCTTGAATCTCTTGTAGTACGCTTTGGTACCCCTGAACAGGTACCTCGTACAGCGGCGCTACCCCTTGAGAGTCTGTAGCACTTACACTCGTTTCCTGTGCCGGGCCTACATTCAGCCTACCCTTCACACTCGCAGGTTTTTTCATAGGTGGGTTGATAAGCTTCTGTAAAGCTATAATCTTCTGTCGCTCTGTTTCGTTCAGCTGCTGAGAGTGCCACAGTACTAAATGTCCTGGGCCCATCCCGTAGTCTGAGTCTCCCACCCTCGTGTAGGGTGTATAGTCGTAAGGCATCTCATGGTATCCACCTTCACGCAAGATGTCTCTGCTTACTTCCTGAGCATCCTCAGCCATTACCATATCCTCGTACATGATTGACTCATACTTCATGTTAAGCTTGTCAATCTTTGTATCGTCCCTCTGTTCCCTTGGACGCACAACATGCACCACATCAACTTTAGTATAAGGTTTTGTCTCTAACAATCTTTTAGCTCTATCACTCAGCTTCGTTAAACCAAACTTATCCTTTAACGCTTTAACACTCCAGCGCATCCTCCGTGTTACAGTGTCCAGCTTATTGTTGGAATCCATTGCTATGCAGTATGTGCCCACCGTGCAGTCTTCGTACCTTGAGATAGTTTCCTCAGATGTATCATCAAACAGCAAAGCTCCTCCAAAACCTAACAACTCAATGTTAAACTCGTGAATAGCTTGGTAAAACCCGCTCTTTCTCAGCTGATGGTTAATAACGCGCTCACGCTCTGCCAGGTGATCTCTCACCCCCTCGGCCTCCATAAGCTTAGAGTCAGCTAACCTTAAACTAAACCACGGCTGACCTTCAGGGGTCATACCTGTTGTGAGCCCACCTGCTGCGCGCTCTAAACTTAACGTAGCAGCGGGGTTGATGTTCTTCTTACCCCTTTGTAGTATAGAGGTTTTAGTGTCTCCCTCTTTAGGCCAGAACCCTCGATGGGTTAACAAGTACTCAGAGATGAGCCTGAAATCCTCGTCCTCTACACCCTGCCTCTCACCTTCTAAATGAGAAACTATATCATGTGCGTCTTTTAGTTTTAGCGTCTTCTCAGCCATATTCTTATGCCTTTGAGTTATTAAAGATAGCACCCAAACCTAACGCCGGGATACCTTGTGCACCATAAGGGCTTGTCTTGATATTACCAGCGTGCCCCCGCTTTGCCTTCAGCCTCTTAGCTGCAGCATTTCTTACCGATGCTTTAACAGGCTCCGTCACCTTATCATATGATGGTGTTGGTGCTGGTTCTGGTGGATCTGGTGTGCTTGGACTTTTGCCTCCGCCCATATTCTTATCTCCTTATGTAAAGCTAAACCCGGAGAAGCCCCCGGTGTTAAATCCTATCTGCTGCTGCATATCAGCTGCGTTCTTATGCTTATCTAAACTTTTAGTGATCACAGGTACACCTAATCCTGAAGGTGTGTCCTTCGCTACATTGTCTAAGAGATCAGCATCTGATGTTGAGCCTATCCCTCTTCTCCTTTGTCCTGGTGCGTTACGGTTAAGCCACGCAGCTAAACTGGTAGTAGCACTACCTCCGAACTGCGGCCCTAATACTTTACCCTCCGATAGCTTACGAGCCTCCGTCTCTGACCCCCGCCTATTGCTGAACCTGAAACTGGCTTCTTCGTCATCTTTGTTGCTGCCTACCCCTATTGGACTCTTTCCTCCACCCATCTCTTACTCCCTTCCTAAATCGTAGTTCCTTAAATCTATTACAGATATAATTCCGTCTACGTATCTGTCGTGATACTTTAAATGACACGCTCCGGGTAAACTCCCACGCTTCGTACACCCTATAGCTCTCATCAGCTGCCATATATGTCTGTAAGGTTTAGGCGTTAGCCCGTAAAGGCTATCTAATACTTTTTTGTCTGATACCCACTGCATCGCCTGGGTACATAGTCGCTCTTTAGCTCCAACGTCGTTGCCAAAAGTACAGAAGTGCAGCATTGCTGACTTCCCAATAAACTCATTCAGCCAAAACACTCCTGCAATCACCCCAGAGAACTCCTCCACTCTTACGAGATAGCATCTGTATCCCTTTATAAACCGGAGAAAGGCGCGCCTGCTGTTGATGATACCATCATAAAACACTGTATCCGCTGAACCTTCGCGCTCCATGATGTCGTATAGACTCTCTATATCATCATCAATGAGCTTGTTTACCGGTGTGAAGTTGTACTGTGTAAGACTCATGCGCTCATCCCCGCTAAAGGATCATAGTCCTTAAAACCTGCGCTGGTGTTAGCTTCCAGCCCTGCGTTCGGGTAGCCCCCGCGTAGCTTAATGTACTCATCTACATCAGGGAACACTGCCTCCAGCATCGGATCCATACTCCGGGCAGCACAGTCCAGCATATCATCGTGAGCTGCAACAGGGAACGCCAGGAACTCTTCCTCTTCAAATTCTTTCATAAGGTTCCGGTATGCACCTGCGTGATCTCTCACCATCAATACTCCAGGTGTGAAGAACCTGCCGTGCTCAAACTCTGGAACCAGCATACGTATCCTATCATTCTTAGGCATACTCCCGCCCAGTGCCACAATCTCAAAGTGGAAGTTAACATCAATCTGTTCCTTCTCTATGTGAGCTATGTCCGCCTGCATCCCGTAGCTCTCATACCCTACTCTTATAGGTTTATATGTCCTTACGAAGCTAAACAGTTTACTGCACCTCTCTGTGAGATTTAACCTGTCTCTCAGCCCATCAATAAGATATCTACGCCCGTCCGGGGCAAAGCCTATGACCCACATAGTCGTGTAGTCATGGCCTGTTATCTTCATCTTACGCTCCCCTGCAGGGTCAACAAGTATGTATATGTTCATCTTTGACCAGAACTCCCACTTAGGTGTCCAGACGCTTAACCACTCCTTATTAAAACCTTGTGCTTGATCAGCTTTAGGATTCAACAACTGCTGACATGAGAAGATATATGATCCAATCTCTAACCACTTCTGAGCGATTGCATCCTGTGACAGCAGCACGCCTGGCCCTGTTACTGTTCCATCTGATGTTGCTGCGTGTAACCTCTTTATGGCTATGCCTACCTTCATCGCCTGCATCCACGCATCGTTGAAGTGGTATATAGTGCCAATCATCCTACGCCTTCCACCATGTGACCCCAGCATCAGTGCGGCTCTCATCTGCCCAAAAGCTTTACTCAGCTGATCATGGTTAGTCACTGACTTCTCAGTAACGATATCGTCGAATATTAAGATGTCAAAGTGCTTACCAGTAGGAAGACTCAGTATGCCCCAAGCTTCCACAGTCTCTTCACGCCTGATACTCTTGCGCTTAACTCTTATTCCCTTCTCCATGCCCCACTGCTCTGACTCGTTCTCTGGGTCAGCAAAGCATACATCTGGGAACAGGTTTTTTAGGATCTCGTTGCCTTCAAACTCCTGCTTTATTTGTTTCAGGAAATCCTGTGCCAGCTCACGTTTGATAGAGAATATACCTATCGTCACCTCCGGGTTAGCCAGGATGTCTTGTATAGTTTTAGCGTATGTTATGATGGTTGATTTATAGTGCTCACGGGCCCAGAGGTCTAAGAAGCCATCCGGGTTCTCCTGCACCTCTTTGCACCTGTCATACAGCCAATCAGCTTTAAGCTCCTTCTTAGTGTTCATCTCAGTACGGCCTAGAACAACAGTAAGCAGGAACCACAGGTCATTAAGACACAGCTTACGCATAACAGCGTCAACCGCCCGCGCACCAGCTGCTTGTGCCTTCTGTAGCGCTTCTGCGTAAAAGCTATTCGCTGCTAGCCTGTTTATAAACACGGTCTAATATCTCCTGTACACTCTCTGGTATCTCGCCTGGTGTGACTGTCACTTTACTCTCGGTTGGTGCATTGAAACCCAGCATGTCACACAAACCTTTAGTACCGTGTATCCTGGTGCTGTGACTAGGTTGCGTCTGCTCTATGTCGTCGCCGCCTTCAACTTTAATCTTCTTAATTACTGTTGCCTTCTGTGCATCTCTGTACACATTTAATGAATTAAAATAGTCTGTGCGCTTGTATGCTCTCCACTCCTCCAGCATCTCACTGTAAGCATCGTACATCTTGCAGCCATCATCCTCTGGATCTGCAAAGCCTGCATCTCTCGCAGCTTTGATACTATCGTTGCAGTGCAACACACGTCTGCAGTATTCCAGCTGACGCTCTGTTAAGTATATTCCGCGTGTCTCTGCAAACAGGAGCAACGCGTCAAATTTTATCTCCGGTACTGCCATTCTTTCCATCCAATATATAAACCTTTACGATACGCTTTAGCTAAGAACACCGGCAGCCCATCTTCTATACAATGCTGCTCGAACATATCATTGATCACTGGTATCCACATATCACTCAACTGACCAATCTCAACCAGCTGACAGAGTGCATCGTGTATGAGCGACGCACGCATTGTACTCTTGTTATCCACAACCACGTTGGGGCCGTTCCACTCATAACCTGCGCCAACCCGTAGAAAGCCTTTACTGTTTAACTTTACGTACGCACCAAGCTCTGCGTTAACTGTTATGCCTGCGTTGCACCAGTGCGTCTTCAGGAGCCTATACTTTGTACCCTTGCCACTTATCTCCTCATATATTATGTTGCGGTGTGGTGCGCCTGGGTGCTCCAAGCTCTTTATGCTTCTAACGATCATAAGTCCTCAGTGTTATAAGCTACAACAGCCCCAGCCGTAGGAGCACTGCAGCCGCTGATATTCGCCAGCTGACCTTCTATGTTAGCGATGTTGACGCTATTCTCATTTGTAACCCTAAGCGTCTCATCAACTCGGTCAATGGTGTAGCTCTGCACGCCTAAACATATTGTTATTAGCAGCATTATTACTAGAGATCCCACAGACAGTACACCTAATATCCAACTCAACTTGTTACTTAGCTTCCCGTGATCATCACAATGCGTCATACCTGTCTCCGTATCTGAAGTTTAAATAAAAACCCGCCGGATTTTCACATTGTTAAGAGGTGCGGCGGGTGTGCTGTGGGGTGGGCTATTTCATGATCTCTTCCTCCGTCTAGGTTTTAATCATACTTTATACCTCCCTTATAACATATAAATGGTTAATTGTCAACATGATGTTAATAGTTTATCCACAGGTTGCACACATTTAATCAACACTCTTTAAACATTTGACATATCCATAGCATACTCAGCTATGCACAGCGCGTCAGATCTCCCGTCTTTGATACCCCCACGCGGCCCGGAGATGTCAACATTTGGATACTTCTGCGCTACATAATCAGCTGAGGGTTTATCTTTAGCGCTCTTCTTAACTCTAATCCTGCGCTTCATCCACTTCTGTGGTGTTACCTCAACATATGGCAGCTTCAGCAACTTCAGGATGCACAGCCAAGCCCCATA